CGTGTCTCTTGCACGTTGATTTGTCAGAACTTGTTGTGACTGATTTTCAGCACGATAGCCGTGAACATATGCAACACCTTTACCAACTTTCAAATCGTATTCACCTGAAACACCTGTAGAATTTGCAGTAGGTGTTAATGAGAAATCGTTGACAATGTAATCACCATTTGTTTCAAAGTCTCGTTTAGCAAAATAGTCATCAATGGTTGAATAAGATGTTCCACTTACATGGCTAACAATTTCACCATTCACAACACGCAACAACTCAATGAAACTTTGGTCGTTACCTAGTGTCAATGGAAGCTGAACCAATGACAATGAGATGACATAACGGTCTGCGCCTGGTGCCTGATAGTTTGATGCACCGATAGCTGGATCCAACAAAGATGGATCATTAATATAATCGTAAATTGTTTCTGTAATTTCTAGACCAATACGGCAATTTGGTGAATTGGCATATTTTTGTAGAACAATAGTTTGTGGTACAACATCAACAAAATTACCAATAGAGTAAATTTGGCCAGTAGAAGGTGATTGTGAGTAACCATTGACGATGTAAAATACACCATTTGCAATAGATGCTGTTGAAGAAGGTCCTATCGTAGCATTTGTAGTGGTGGCTGTTGCAATTGTTGCATAGTAAGATGTTTGGCCGGCAGTTTGAATTGTCAATCCATCAGTAAATTGTGTTCCAGATAGATAAGAAATAATTAAAGTTGGAGGATCACCAACTGTGGTACCGCTAGATGTTGTTTCTACTGTTGCAATAACACGGGCAAGAATTGTACCTGTTGCGCTGTCAAAAATAACTTGATTTGCAAAATTGGATGCTTTAATGTTCTGACCGTTGTATGTTGGGTTCAACTTCAGATAAAAACAATTGAAGTTGGTAGTAACTTGACCGCCAGTTACAGGAGTATTTTGTGAATAAACAGCAGAAGCAAACTCAGAAATCTGATTTTGTAGAATTGTTTGTGATTGCGTCAACTCACGGGCTTGAACAGCATATCCAGGTTTGAATAAAATTCTATGGAAGTTTTTGCTTGGGTCGAAGTCATCGTAATATGGACCCGTATCGAAATTAATAGCCATTTTATTCCTTTAGAAACCTAATACAAACTTAAATTGTTCAATGCCATCATCACTTCTTTGAACGCCTTGTCTATTCTCTATGTATGTGATGTAACCAGAATATGGAACAATATCCGGTTCTGTCACATTAAACACAGTTCTGGAACATCCAGATATAACGCCTGTGATGGCTTGACCAATGATAAAAGTACCTGTTGTATTTATTAACTGTAATAGATTGGTTGATGTGTTAAATGATAAAACTGTGCCAGAAAAAACCAAATTTGGTGGAGAATTGGTATCATATTGTGTGACAACCTCATCTGGCTGAAAATAACCAAGGCCGCCAGCACACTGGACTTGTAGTGCGGTGTTGTATAGTGGATTTGTAGCTAAGACTGCTCCAGATGCGCCGTATGTTTGTGGATTGGATATTAAACCAACTTGTCTATACGTTACACCATCAGTAGGTATGACTCCACCTTCTGTGCCATTGAATTCAACAGCAAACATAATGCTGGAACAACCCAATTCAGAAATAGGATCATAAGCATGGCCACCGACTGGAGAAATTGGTGCTTGTAGCACAGCCGCATTGGCCATTGCTATTTGATATTGCATATTAGATGATGTATACACCTTAATTGCAACATTTGCATTTGTGTAATTTGTTCCTGGTGCAGTAACTACAACATCAGTAATGACACCATTTACAACCAAAGGAGGAGTCACGTTTGCAATTGCACCTGTTCCATCACCTGTAATACTTACGGTAATAAATGTGTTAGATGTATCATAACCCGAACCACCACTTACAACATTGACTACTTCAATATCACCGCAGCCGGCTGGAGTTAGGTATGGTTGTGGTGTTTGTTGACTTGCTGGTATAGGCATCCAAGTTGAATCCATGAATGTCTTTTTGCTTCCTGCGTCAATGGTATACATGTATTTCCATTTGTACAGGTCATTATTTTCATAAATGTTGTTTGTGCTATATGAACCTGGTTCAAAATATGGTTCATAAGTTGATGGTGCACCATTGTTATTCCACAAGCACTTGAAGACTTGGTCGTAACGATTCTTAACATAGAATTGGTAGACCAAAAGATTGTTATCATCTTTCTTTTGAATTTCCAATGTGTCTGTATAAGCAGTATATACAGTATTTGCTGTCCAGTTTACTCTTGGAATAACTGGAGAAATGTTATAACTGTTTAATTGCTTGAGTGCAAACATATTTCTGAAAACTTTTTTCAGATAAGCTGCATCTTCTGTTGGTTGTATTGGTGTTTCGACACCATTTACAGTTGGCCAAGAATCTTCTTGTCCTAAGAATGCATACAATGTTGCAATTTGATTACCACCAGCCACAATAATAGGCACATAATAGTCCAGGTTGACCTGGAACAAAGGTGTATTGTATGTGAGTTTGTTTAAATTTAAAATATTTGACATGATTTATTTATCTTTATGAACCGACTCTTAAAATAGCCCAATTCAATACAACAGAATCTGAGTGAGCAGAACCTCCACCCACTGAGGTGTTATATAAACTAATAACAAAACTACCAGTAGCAACAGTTCCAACGGTTACAATATATGGATTTGGTGTTGTTACTGAGTTTTGTATGTTAACAATAATAATGTCATTAACATGTAAGACATTTGGATTATTAACTGTGAAAGACACTTGTGATTGTCCTGCTAGAGATGAGCCAGCCATTTGAATTTGGCCAGTAAGACCTGTTACAGAAACAGAAGTGGATTTGGTACTTGATTGTACGGTTAATGAATTTGCTGTAGCGGATCCATATACAAGTGTATTTGCAACCAATGTATTTGCTGTTGTTGTATTTGAAGTGATTGCAAATAGTGAACTGTTAACAGTTGCTGTTGCACTTCTTACATTTGTACCATTTGGTGTGGTATTAAATGTAATTGTAGAACCCTTGGTCGAATCTGTATAATTTTCTGCCGCAATGAAATCCACCGAAGCGCCACCAGTTAACGTGAAACCTGAAGTTCCGTAGCCATTTCCACCAAGACGCATCAATAAGTCACCAGTTTGTACTGTACTTGGATTCGATGAGTTGCCTCTTGCAGCACGACCAGCAATCAACGGATATGCGGCAGTATTACCTAGACTATAGTTGTCAACAATCATGCGTGTTGCATAACCACCATCAAGACCAGTTAACTGCAACATTGTGCCTGATGCAGTGGTTTGTTGTGCAATACCGTTGTTTGAACCATCAATTCTTACACTAGATGTTGTTGCGGGGAATGTAGAACTTTGAATGGTAACAGTGCCATTCATTGTCAATGTATTTTGTATAACATTAACAACAAATGTATTATTAACAGCCAAGTTACTTGTCACTTGAACATTAGGTGCTGCAATAGTTCCGTTTGCATAAATTGCTGTATTACCAACAATAAAGACATTTGCATTGTTGACTTGTAATGCACCAGACCGAACTGTAATTGATGTATCATTACCGGTAATTTCATCAATGATGTGTAGTGATGCACCACCAAGATATAGGTTTTCAAATCTGTTTGTTGGTGAACCTAGACTATATGTGTTTGATGATGTTGGTAAAATGTTACCGGTTATTTGTAGATTGCCAGCAAATAGTGCATTGTTTGTATTTGCAAGTGCATTATTAGCAGTTGTGAATGCTGCATTAGCTTGTGTAAATGATGCCGCAATACTTGTATTTTGTGTTAAATTCACACCAGCCAAATTGACGGTGTTTGCTGCCGCTGTGTTTGCAGCAGAGAATGCAGAATTAGCATATGAGCCAGCACTGTTTGCTGTATTATTTGCCATAGTGTATGCTGCATTTGCTTGAATAAACGCACCATTTGCATACAGAGAAGCACTATTAGCAACACCAAATGCGGCATTAGCATAAACGCCTGTAGTATTTTGTGAAGCGTATGCGCTATTAGCTTCCACAAATGCACCATTAGCGTATAGGGAAGCAGAATTTGCTTGAGAGTATGCCGCATTGGCTTCTAGGAATGCACCATTAGCATATAAAGATGCGCTGTTTGCAACACTAAATCCTGAGTTGGCTTGCAAAAATGCTGCGGTGATACTTGTATTTTGTGTTAAATTCACACCAGCCAAATTGACGGTGTTTGCTGCCGCTGTATTGGCTGCTGTAAATGCACTATTTGCTTGTGTGTAACCAGCATTGGCCTCTGCAAATGCACCATTGGCGTAAATGCTTGCACCATTAGCTTGTGCATATGCACTGTTAGCCTGCAAGAAAGCAGCATTGGCTTCGGTAAATGAAGCTGTAATACTTGTGTTTTGTGTTGCTTCAACACCATATAATAAACCAACTTGTGTGTTAGCATATGAAAATGCGGCATTAGAATAAGCATATGGTGCGGCCGCAGTTGACTGGAATGTGCCATCACCAAAAGTCATATAAGATTGTGTATTTAAAACCAAACCGTTTGCTGTTAATGTAGCAACAATGTTATTTGCAAGATAACCTGCAATAGCAAATACAACATTTGTTCCTGGATTTGCTGTACCAATAACCAAATTACCTGTTGGTGTTGTGGCTGGTCCATCAACAATCAAATAACCGTCAAATGGATATTGTGATGTTTGTCCTGCGGCCGCAGCATTCCATTGTGAGTTGTTAATACCCAAGTCAATATAACCACCATAATTTGTACCAGTGTCGGCAGTTAAAACATAATCAGATGTGCCGTTTGCATCAAAGTTTTGTTGATTGACTTGTAAGAATGTAGGATCAGAACCAGAAAACTGTGCAATAGTATTTGGAAACTGAATGTTATTGTTACCAACATTCAAATAACTGTTTCTGTAAAGACCTGTGGCCAATGTATTTGCAGTAAGCTGGAAAGTTGTATCTGTAGGAATGTCAACGCCCACAAATAAGGTATTTGCCGTGTTGGCATTAATGCTACTGATTACCGGTAATTGTGTTATTTTTATTAATGACATTTCTTATCCTATTAGAAGTTCGTTTCCTTGTTCGTCTGTCAATGTGTTTCCATTTTGTGTTATCAATTGTACAAAGTATTGTGTTCCAACTGGTCCGAATACTTGAACATTTTCGTATGTTGATGTCAATGTTCTACCAATAGAAATCAAACCATTTGAACCATTAGCCAATGGTCCACTCAGACCAACTTGATTCAATGAATAATTTATGGAAGTTACTGTTTGTGCAGCACCATTAATATACAAATTATCATTAACACGAATCACATCCATCATTGGATATGCTGTGTTACCATAAGTTCCATAATTAATTAAATCATATTTACCAGTCAACGATGTTATATTTAGTTGTGTGTTGCTGCTACCAAGTTGAGCAACTGCAACATTTCCAAAATATGTCCAAACATTGTCTTGTAGTGTGATGGTTGTGTTGCCAACATTGACAACTAATGATTTAACGGAATCATTTAGTCCTGTTCCATATTCAAATACAACTGTTGTAGTGTTTGCAAAGAAAATGTTAGACAAGTTTGCACCATACAAATTAGCAAATGTAATAATGTTATTACTCTTGTTTGTAGGTGTACCAGCAGAAATTGTTGCTATTGTACCAGTATTTGCATAGTGGTCTAACGGAACACCAGATTGTAACGCATCAACTGTTGACAATTTAATGTTGTCATTGGATCTCATCGAGTAACGACCAATAACTCTCATACCTGTTGGATGCAATAAGTTCATCAACACATCACGATACTTGGCAATTTCTTTTTCAACTGTAATTTCGTATGTGTAATTATTGTATTCTGTGCTTTGCAATACATCATAACCGCTAGGCTGGCCAGAATTGTTCAAGTATTGACCGTTACCGATTACAAGACCATTCAAGAATGTAGTTGTTGCTAGTGCATGTCCGTCACCATATTGCATGATACCATTTGCTGCATCAAATCTAGTATCTAGAGTTGAGTTATCAAATGTTGTTGTTCTGATATTGGTGAAATTAGGCACCAGATTCATACTAGCATTGATAGATGTAATTTTTAAAGGTGCTGTATTTGCTGGTTTAGATGTATAGTTGTACACACGCATTTGGTATACACTATTGTTTGCAGGATATGCTTGCTCTACAACAAATATAGAATCAACTGTTGCAATATATGTTGCTACGTTAATGTTTGCACCTTGGAATACTGTTTGTCCTTTTTGTGGTAAACCAGACAAGAACACATTTGAAACCAACAAATCTTGCACAGCCAAAGATACACTAGGTGCAGCAATATAGTCTGAACCGTTATCCAATATGTTAAATGTTATGATAGAGCCAATACGGTTAGCAACCTCGGAGAAAGTTGCGCCGGCTCCAAGATAACCATCAACCGATAGTATTGCTGTACCAAGAT